ACTCAGGCAGAGCTAGACGCAGCTACAGCAGCACAGGTACGCAGTGAGCGTGACAACATCCTAGCCACAGTCGTTGATCCACTGGTGTCTAACCCACTGCGCTGGGCTGACCTAACGTCTGACAAGCAGGCTGAGTGGTCGCAGTACAGGGCTGACTTACTGGGTGTACCACAGCAGGCGGGTTTCCCAACGGACATAACATGGCCCACTAAGCCAGAATAATGAAAGGAAAATAATTATGGCTGTAACATTTACATGGTCTATATCTAATCTTGAACGCACAACAGAAGACGGGGGTGTGACAGTAGTACACTGGCGCTGCGATGGCGTGGATGGAGAGGCTCAGGCTGGCATATACGGCACAACTGAGTGTACACCTGACGCATCTGCATCTGACTTCATTGCATTTGATAGCTTAACTCAAGACGTGGTTCTGAGTTGGGTGTGGAATTCAGTTGTTCGTACTGACGTTGAAGCAGGTATTGCGGATCAGATCAACACCGCTGGTCTTCCTTGGTGATATCTACGCTAATAATTCTAGAGGATAACTAATATGACCTTACCAGCATCAGGTACAATAAGTCTAAACCAAGTTAACGTGGAGCTAGGTAACAGTGGCACAGCATCTATTAATATGAACTCTGCTGCTGTTCGTGATTTGTTTGGCGTGGCTTCTGGTGCAATCAGCATGTCTGACGGTTATGGTCAGGCCAATGTAACAGTAGCAACTGGGGGTGCTATAACTACCAGTGGAAATTACAAGATACATAAGTTTACTAGCAGCGGTACTTTCCAGATCACCGACTTGGGTAGCGCTGGCACAGTAGAGTACATGATATGCGCTGGTGGCGCTGGTGGTGGATCAGGTGACAATGGACAGGGTGCTGGTGGCGGTGGCGGCGCTGGCGGCTTACTGGCAGCAACAAATTACTCTGTTTCAGCTAATACTTCCTATCCAATTGTTATAGGTGGCGGCGGCGGCAGGCATAGTGGGAACAACTCAGGGACTTACGGCGGCGCAGGAGGCGTTTCAAGCGCTTTAGGAATCAGTACTGCAGGTGGTGGTGGTGGTGGCCCAAATAACCTAGGCGGTGCATCGGGTGGATCAGGCGGCGGTGGTGGTGGACGAACCAAACCGGGCGGTGCAGGTACTTCTGGTCAGGGTAATAGTGGTGGGTCCAGTATTGGAGATCACGGTGGTGGTGGTGGCGGTAAAGGTTCCGCTGGTACAACGACAAATGGTGGTAATGGTTACACAACCAGTATATCTGGTTCGTCCTTAGAGTATGCTGGCGGTGGCGCTGGTGGTCACAACAACAATGGCTACGGCGCTCACGGTGGAAACTACGGAAACGCAGCTAACTTCGGCGGCGGTGGTAACGGCGACCCAGAAGGTAGCGCAGGGGGTAACGCAGCCCTAGAGTCCGGCGGTTCTGGCGTAGTTATAATTAGATACTTGTACCAGTAGGCGAGGTAAGATGACACATTACGCAAAAATAGAAGGTGAAATTGTTATCAACGTAATTGTTGCTGAACAAGACTTCATTGATACACTGGACGGATCTTGGGTTCAAACCAGCTACAACACACATTGTGGTGAACACCTACTTGGTGGTACGCCCCTACGCAAAAACTACGCTCAGATCGGCGGTACTTATGACACTACAAGGGACGCATTTATCCCCCAAAAAGCTTACGAAAGCTGGGTCTTAAATGAAGACACTTGTACTTGGGCTGCTCCTATAACCTACCCTGATGATGGTGGTAATTACGCTTGGAACGAAGCTACAACAAGCTGGGCTGCGGTATAGTGAAATATGGCCTACTAAACTGGAATAGCTAGAGAGTAATACAATATGTTTGGTTTTTCACCCATTGCGTCTGGTCCCCTAGGAGATGCCCCAGCACCTCCAGTATCTGCTACGGTAGTTATAGGCTCTGTATTTGCTACAAGTCAAGTAGGTACACTAGTAGTTTACGTGTCTAGGGACATAGTTGTTAACTCAGTTAGCGCTACTGTCTCTGTTAATGCCGTTGATATTAACCTGTCTAAAGTATTATCAGGTATATCAGCTACAGGTTTCGTCTCTACAGTAGGCCTCTCCGCTTCGGCTAATCTCACACTAGCCTCTGTACTGGGTACTACTGTCTCTGATGCCGTTAAGGTTAACCTGTCTGAAGACTTAGCAGGCGTATCCGCTACAGGTTTCGTCTCTACAGTAGATGTCTCAGCTTCGTCTAGTCTCACACTAGCATCTGTACTGGCTACTACAACAGTAGAGCCTTTAAGTGTTGACGGGTTTGAGGTTGATGTAAGTGAGAGCCTACTATCTGTACAGGCAGTAGCATACGTTGGAAGCGTAACAGTCAATATACGGGAAGTACTAGCGTCGGTTAGCTCTACTGTCTCTGTTAATGCCGTTAAAGTTAACCTGTCTAAAGTCTTAGCAAGTACCTTAGCTACAACTACTGTACAGTCCATTACTGCTGATATCTTTGAAATTGATTTGTCAGAGCTATTGTCTTCTGTAGTAGCTACTGCTACAGTTAACCCAGTAGTAGTTAATATAACAGAGCCTCTAAACACGGTAACGGTAGGCGCTAATGCTAATGTGTCAGATGTTACCGTAGTAGCAATAAACTTCCCCTTTGATAAAGACGCATACAGTACCCATAGAATAGTATATACTGTACCACAACCTAAAGATATCGTAGTACATATAAGTGCAGATAATAGAGTTGTAGTCATTACAGACAAAGACACAACAAGTAACACCATTCAGATTGCAGCCTAAAGGATAACCTATGTCATATAAGTGGCCCGATAAAGATAAAGATGAGTTGTTGGACTACAGCATTGATTGGTCTCGCTTTTTAAGTGGAGATGATATTTCTGCAGTTACGTGGTTTATAGATAATGCCTCAGGAGTAAAAACAGAAGTCAGTAACGCACAAGTTGTTGATGGGCTACAGTTTGTACAGGGCACCAACACTACTACTGTATCAACAATACGACTTAGCTTAGGCACTAACAATAAGAAGTATAAAATTACCTGTAAGATAACGACACTAGGAGCACTACAGTATGAGCGCAGTATCGTCCTACGTGTTAAGGAGAAGTAATAATGTCATATAATTATCTAAACCTTGTCAATGATATTAACCGTAGACTTAATGAAGTAGAGCTTTCTAATACTACATTCGCTTCTGCAACAGGTTTTTATAGTTTTGCTAAGGACTCTGTTAATGCTTCTATCCGCCATATTAACCAAGAAGAGTTTGAGTGGCCTTGGAACCATGTTGAGGAAATAGAAGTACTATCTGTAGGTGAAGTACGTTACAGCGTGCCTTACGACAGTAAGTCTGTTAATATGAACAGCTTCCGTATTAAGCGTAATGCTGACCTTAACGTAGAGACTGTAAAATTAAAACTACTATCTTATGAAGAATACCTTGACAAATATGGTGATTCCCAGTATAACTCCTCTACAGATACCCATAGTGTACCACGTTTTGTTGTTCGTACACCAAGTCGTGAGCTTATATTTCACCCTGCACCAAATAAAGAGTATGAAGTAGTATATGAGTACTATCGTAGTGGCTACGACTTAGAACTGTATACGGATGTTCCTACCTTACCAGAGCAGTACCGTGGTGTTATTATTGATGGCTCCATGTACTATGTATATCAGTTCCGTGGCGACCTTCAGGCAGCACAGTTAGCCTTTCAAAAGTTTGAGCAGGGCATTAAACAATTACGTAGTCTTCATATTAACCGCACTGAATACCTGCGCGACACAAGAGTACATTTCTAATGGCTACACAGTGGCAGACATTCCCTATTGAGTTCAAAGGTGGCCTCATCTCCAACCTTAGCGCCCTTCAGCAGGGTACTAATGCCGTGGGTTCTGCTACCATACTGCAGAACTTTGAACCGTCTAGGGAGGGTGGCTACGCAAAAGTTAAAGGCTTTGAGAAGTATAGCACCACAGCCGTACCTGGAACTGGTGCAATTCTTGCACTTAAGGTCATTAGCGCTGGTCGCATTATTGTAGCACGGAAGAATGCATCTAACGTTACAGAATACTACTATGGTACAGGTACTACATGGACTTCTATGGGTGCTAGGCCTTTATTAGGCGGGAAGGCCAGACATGCTTTGTATAACCTTAACGGCGATGACAAAGTGGTGTTTGTTGACGGAAGTAACTATCCAGGAATCTACAATACAACTGGGAACACTTTCACTGCAGTATCTGGTTCGACTGACGTTCTAGGTGCTGAGCATATCAGTATCTTCAAGAACACAGCCTTTTACGCTAAGGGTAATAACGTATACTTTACTGCTCCCTTTACTGTAGACGACTTTAGCCCGGCCAATGGTGCAGGTTCTATTAACGTTGCTTCTAAAGTTACAGGTTTGGCTGTATTTCGTGATCAGCTAATCATCTTTACTGGTGATAGCGTCAAGCGTGTAACAGGTAACACATCTTCAGACTTTCAAGTAGCACCTATTACAGATCGTATTGGGTGCATTAATGGTGATACCATCCAAGAAGTTGGTGGTGACATTATGTATCTTGCCCCTGATGGTATTCGTCTTTTGAGTGCTACTGATCGTATTGGTGACTTTGGGCTGGACATTGCCTCTGACCCTATATCCAAGGATGCTGCAAAGTTCTTAGCTAGTACGCCTAACTTCACCTCATTACTAATACGTGAGAAAGCACAGTATCGTATCTTTGCTTATGTAGAGTCAGAACAGCATGAAGCTGCTAAGGGCCTTATTGCTACAAAGTTTGTATCTCAGGGCGCTTCCGGTATTAATTGGTCTACTAGTAAGGGTATCAAAGCGTATGTAGCAGATAGCCGCTACTCTGGTACTGCTGAAGTTATCGTATTTGCTAATACAGACGGTTATGTATATAAGCTAGACACAGGCGCATCCTTTGATGGATCAGCTATTGAGGCTATATATGAGTCTCCCTTCATGCCTGTGTCAGACCCCCAAGTACGTAAAACCTTCTATAAGCTAACCCTGTATGCTGAGCCTGCAGGTACTATGGATATAAATTTAAACATAAAGTATGACTTTGGTTTATCTAATGACCCTTCAATAATACAACCACCTACACAGAGCATTATTGGCACAGGCTCATCTGTGTTTATATTTGGTGCTACAGATGCCCTATTTAACACCGCTACATTTGGCGGTCAGTTAGATAAGGTGTATAACGCCAACATCATCGGTTCAGGTAAAACCATAGCAATTCGTATTGAAGATAACTCAACAAACCCCTCATTTACTCTAGACACTGCTTTGTTAGAGTTTAAACAAGACGATAGACAGTAAGGACAGATCATGGCAGGCTACACACGTCAAGATACAGCGAACAACATTTCCAACGGTAGCGTTATTGATGCTGATGACTTTGATGCAGAGTACAATGCGGTTGAAGCTGCATTCAATGCTTCTACAGGGCATAAGCATGACGGTACATCTGGTGAGGGTGCGCCTATTACTAAGGTAGGGCCTACCCAAAACGTTATTGTTTCAGCTATAAATGTACTCCCTAAGACAACTAATACACTGGATCTAGGGTCTAGTTCGACACAGTTTAAGGATGCTTTCTTTGATGGCACTGTAGACACAGATGCACTTACTGTGTCAGCCAATGCTACAGTGGGCGGTACTCTTGGTTCTACGGGCGTTGTAACGGCTAGTGCTGGTGTAGTAGGTAACATCACAGGCAATGTAACAGGTAACGTTACGGGCAACTTGACAGGAGATGTAACAGGCGATGTTACTGGTGATTTAACTGGTAATGTTACAGGTAACGTGACAGGTAATACTACAGGAAACCTAACGGGTAATGTTACAGGTAACGTGACAGGATCTATTACAGGCAACGTGACAGGTGACTTAACAGGTAATGCAGACACAGCAACAGTATTGGCTACAGCACGTACCATTACTGTTGCAGGAGATGTTACGGCTACTGCTGTTTCATTTAACGGGTCTTCTGACATTACACTTACTACAGCACAGGCTAATAACTCAGTGGACTTGGGTACACATACTACAGGTTCTTACGTAGAGAGCCTTGTGGCGGGTACAGGCGTCACCATAACCAACAATACTGGTGAGAGTGCCACACCTACTGTAGCTATTGGTCAGGCCGTTGCTACCACATCTGATGTCACCTTTAATGATGTTGTAGTATCTGGTGACCTCACAGTGTCAGGCACTACAACTACAGTCAATACTGAGACACTAAACATTGCGGATAACCAAATAGTCCTTAACTCAAATGAGACTGGTACGCCATCACAGAATGGTGGTATTGAGATTGAACGTGGTACATCTACTAACAAGACACTCGTATGGGATGAGTCAGTAGATAAGTGGACTGTAGGAAGTGAGACATTTGTAGCTGGTGCCTTTCAGGGTGCTATTACTGGTGCTGTAACTGGTAACGTGAATGGTAACGTGACAGGTAATGTAACGGGCAACTCCTCTACAGCTACTACCCTACAAACAGCACGTAACATTATTCTTACTGGTGACGTAACGGGTACTGCATCCTTTAACGGATCAGCCAATGCAACTATAACTGCTACAATAGCTGATGATAGTCACAACCACGTAATAGGCAACATTGATGGGCTGCAGACAGAGATTGACACTAAGGCTGAGCTTGCTGGGTCGGGTTCACAGGTCTTCTCTGCATCCACTCTAAATGCTAGTACTGTTGATCTAGGAGCATGGACCATTACTGAGTCTGGAGGTGTTCTGTACTTCAACAATGGTTCAAACAGAATGAAGCTAGATGCCTCTGGTAACTTAACAGTAACAGGTAACGTAACAGCTTATGGTACAGTCTAATATCACAATATATGGATCTTCCTAATGCCTCACGTAACCTTGACACCAGATGAGCTAGAAGCTATGCTAGACAGAGCAGCTAAGCGCGGTGCTAAGTTAGTGCTGCGTGAGCTAGGCCTGCATGATGAGTCAGCTTCTGTAGACATACGTGAGATACGTAGCTTGCTTGATACATGGCGTCAAACACGTCAGAGTATATGGAATACATTCATAAAGATAACAACCATTGCTGTATTTACCTTCATCGGGATGGCAATCTGGATGAAACTGGGTAACTAATAAGGACTATTATAATGGCTAAGAAATTTGGTGGCTTTACACCTGAACAGATGGGTAAAATTATACCTGAGATGCAGGGAATGCAGGCTGATGAACAGGCTAGGTTCTTAGCATCCCAACCGGGAGCAGCTGCACGTGTAGGCAAGATGGCTGAAGTAGCACAGAAGAGAATTGGCATGGCTTATGGCGGTATGGTCAAGAAGGGCTATGCTATTGGTGGTATGGCAGACCTTGGCGGCACTGGGGCAATGGTAGCAAAAATGGCTGAAGAAGCAGAAAGGTTCAGAAAAGATAACAACATCCCTGTAGGGGGCTATGATGCTCAAATCCCAGAAGTTGGTTCTTTTAATGACAGTTATGGACAATTACCTTTAGAACCTATACAGAACACTCTTACGACTAATATTAGTGGTGAAATGTATGATGAGTCTGACCCAAAGAATTATGGTGCCTTTGGTCCTATGCTACAGAATGATAGCTATAACACAGTGCTACAGGATGCTCCAGTTGTCTTTAATGAGGCAGATGGGCGGATTAAATCAGATATCAGACAAGAAAACTTTGATAGAAGTTTCACGCCTGATTTGATAGAAGAGGTACGCACGCCTGATATGTTGCCTTATGAAGAAGAGACCGCAGCCCCAAAGCCTATGGATGTAGCACGTACCAATTTAGCTGCATCTAGCACTGCACTACAGGCAGCTATCAAGGCGCAACAGGCTGATCCTGGCAATAAGGAATTAGCTGATGCTGTAACTGCTGCACAGACTGCCTACACAAGCAAGCAACAAGAGTATGGAGCAGCAGAGAAGACTTACAACATCCTAAACACTAAGGGTACTAAAGAGATCATGAACACTGCGTTTGATGATCCAGAGTCACTTGTAACTAAAGCTGACGTACAAAAGATTAAAACAGATGACACGCAGGTTATAGACCCTAAAACGGGTCAGGTTGCTACTACAGCTGACACAGCCACTGTAACTGAGGCAGCTGCAGCTACTGCTGTAGAAGCGCCTACAACTAAGGACGCCGTTAGCGTTACTGCTGAGACAACTGCTGCTGCAGTTCAGGATACCATAAGTAAAATTACTGCAGCTACAGGCAAGCCCAGCGCTGATGCTCTTGTAGATGCTGCTCAGATGTCCCCTGACGAATTGGCTCAGCTGGGCCTCACCGTAGCACAGATTGCTGAAGCACAGAAGGTAGTTGCCCCTGCTCCACGTAAGGTTGAAACAGGTGAGCTTATAGAAGGCTCTACTGTTGACATGGGCCGTGTCAAGAAAGAGACTAACTTTGAAGCTGTGACTGGTGCGCCATCCACTGATGCCACTGTACAGGGTCAGCTTACTGGCTTGATGGAACAGTTTGAGGGTAATGAACCTCCTGCGTGGGCAGCTGGTGCTATGCGCCAAGCAGCAGCTATGATGGCAACACGTGGTTTATCTGCTTCATCTATGGCTGGTCAGGCTGCTATTCAGGCTGCAATGGAGAGTGCACTACCTATCGCACAGATGGACTCACAGACGGTTGCTAAATTTGAGATGCAGAACCTGTCTAACAAACAGCAGGCTGCAATGTTTGCTGCAGAGAAACGTGCTGAGTTCTTAGGCCTAGAGTTCACCCAAGACTTCCAATCTCGTGTTACTAACGCAGCTAAGATCTCTGACATTGCCAACATTAACTTTACTGCTGAGCAACAGATTGCACTAGAGAATGCTCGTATGGCACAGACTGTAGACATCACTAACCTGAATGCTACAAATGCTAAGGTTATGGCTGATGCTGCAGCTATGACACAGACAGACTTATCTAACCTCAATAACCGTCAGCAGGCAAGGGTACAGAATGCTAAGTCTTTCCTAGAGATTGACATGACTAACCTTACCAATGAACAGCAGACAAACATGTTTAAGTCTCAGTCATTGATCAGTTCTATATTTAATGATCAGGCTGCAGTTAATGCTGCTGCACAGTTTAATGCTTCTTCAGAGATGCAGATGACACAGTTCTACGACAACATGTCTAACACTGTTGCTATGTTTAATGAGGAGCAGGCTAACTCCATTGAGTTGTTTAACGCAGGTGAGTCTAACGCTGTAGAGCAATTCAACAAGAGTTTGATTAACCAGCGGGAGCAGTTCAATGCTTCTAACTCTCTTATAATTGAGCAGGCTAATGCTGCTTGGTATCAGTCTGTCGCTACTTCCGACACAGCTGCACAGAACTTGGCTAACATACAAGTAGCTAAGGACGCCTCTGAGTTAACATCTTTAGGCTTTAGTGCTATGATCCAAGAGGTTCGTGACATGATGAGTTATGCATGGCAGACTGAGAATAACAATGCTGACAGGGCAGGGACTATGGCTGTGGCTACACTACAGGCTGCAGAGGCTAGGGCTGCTTCTGAAGTTGAAGCAGGGGCAACTAAGTCATCAGGTTTCTGGGGTGCTGTTGGCACTTTTGCTGCTGCATGGATAAAGGAATAATAGGAATTATATAATGGCTGATGCTTACAAATTTACAATGGATATGACTAAGGTATTAGGTGCGCCTGAAGAGGACAAATCTAATGGCCTTATGACTTCTTTGCGCCCTAAGAAGCGCCCTACTCCTGCTGATCCACAGGTTGCTGCTAAACCTAAAGCTGATGGTGTACAGCCAACTGCTATGACTAAGTTAGATACACTTAAGTCTGACTTTGCAAGGATTGCTATTGAAACACAGGGTGAAGAAGAAATTAATAAATTGTATTCTAAGCAGTGGGACAAGTCTCCTACTACGTTTGATCGGATACGTACAAATCTATTAGACCGCTGGGGTGCTGATACAACTGTAGCGCCTTCGCCACCACGAGATACACCAGCTAAGCCACAGATGGAAAGACCAAAAAGACCTTACATGCTGGATGCTAGCAATATGCCAGACATACCCAGTATAATTGATGATGTACCAGTAGCTGATGCAGGTGAGGGACTTATGTCTGACCCACGTAAGTTAGGCGGTTCTGAAGGTTATGGTAGTTTTGGGGTGTCTAATACCACAGCACCAGATAGAGGTTTAATACCTGCACTTTCTAGTAATGTAGTGTTTTCAGACCCTGAGATGTCTTTCATTGTAGCACTGGAGCAGTTTAGAGAAAAGCCTTATGAGTTAAATAGTAATACTAACTTGTCCCCGACAGAACATAAGTCTGGTTTAACTATTGCTAATGGTTTTGATGCAGGTCAGCATACTAAAAAGGTTCTTGAAGATATGGGCCTATCTACTACTACAATAAATAAGTTTTCAGAATGGATAGGTGTTAATCCTGACACTATCATAGACCCTATTACAAATGCACCTGCTGCTACTAGAGTTAGAGGTCACGAATTGATGGCTGAGAAGTTTGAAAGCGCAAAGGCGAATGGTACGCTACCAGAACTTACCTATAAAGAACTTGAGGAGGTATCTAAGGGTTCATATGATACATTAGGTACGCAAGTAGCTAAAACGGCCTATGGAGCAGGCTTTGAACAGCTAGATGATGATGTTAAAGCTGTACTCACACAGGAAGCTTATGTAAGAGGTAAGATAAACCAAACGTCAATAGACAGGGCTAGGAACGGCGAAGATGCACTTCGTGTACTAGATGCTATGCCTAGCACAGGGCATTTAGCTAAGAGGAAGTCTAATGTTCGTAGTTGGCTGGGTAGCAATACTTTTTCTGACGATAAGGCATTGAGTAATCAAGGTGTTCAAATGCTTACTAACATTATAATAGAGGATATGGATTTACAGACTACACCTCTAACCGTTGACTCCTTGGTCGGTCCAGCGACAAGAAGAACTGTCAATGAGGTCATACGAGCAGCAGGAAAAACACCTCCAAGCGTGGGTTCTACAGGTGATGCTAAGCGTAAATCTTTGTTAGAAGAGATTGCTAACGAGTCCTTACTACCTACAGCTACGACTAGCTAATGTTTGGCCTACCCTTAGAACTAATAACAATGCTCTTCTCTACCATACTAGGTGGGGTCATGTCTATCTGGGGCCAGAACAATAAGAATAAAGCAGAACAACAGAAGCTACTCATAGCTGGTCAACAGGAAGCCAGAGAGCACGGCAAGACTGACTCACACTTTGCTTGGACACGTAGGATCATTGCCTTATCTGCAGTCTTTGCTATTATAGTCTTGCCAAAGCTTGTAGCAGTATGGTATCCTGACGTTAGCGTTATTGTAGGCTACACTGAAGTGAAGGGTGGTTTATTTAACTGGCTCTTCGGTGGTGATGGCACAGTACAGTGGCAGGCAGCACGAGGCTTCGTAATTACACCCCTAGACACACACATCGTTTCAGCCATCGTAGGACTATACTTTGGTGCTGGATTTACTAAGTAAGGTAATACAATGATAGACCCATATAAAATGCCAGTCCCAGGACAGTCATTAACTGACACACCCCGTAATGCAGCATGGGAGAGGCCTCCAGAGATGGTTGAGCCTAATGCTATTGCGGAGTACTACATCAGGAAGCTTAGTGATAACGATCTAATGCAGGACTTGTCTATTGTGTTTGAACTTGGTGGCGACTTGAAGTCCATGACTGAGGCCATGATGAACATCAGTGTAGCACAGGGCCTTCACACTATTGAGGGCGGTATGGTTGTTGCTGACGTTGTAGGTTCGTACATCAAGATGGCTATGTCTGAGTTAGGCGTAGACGTTAAAGAGACTAGCCGTGATCCAGAAGCTGAAGCAACTACACGTGAGAACAAGCGTCTCCGCATGCTTATTAATGATGCTCTTGAGAAGGACGCTAAGGATGGAGGTACATCCTCTGGTATCCTAGAAGAGATGCAGCAGAGCATGGATGGTGATACAGAAGAGATGCAAGAGGAAGAACCAGACATGGTAGCTGAAGAGCCTGTAATGGAAGAAACACAAGAAGAAATGCCTACGGGTCTTATGTCGAAGGGTGCAGTATAATGGCTATTGATTTCATGGCTTTTGGTGAGGCCTTTCTAAACCGCACAGCAGAAGATATTATGAAGCGTAAAGAAAAAGCTTCTGACTATGAGGATGAACTAAAGGAACGGGCTGAAACCAATAAGGCCCTTATCAATCGCCGTAAGAGTATTGTTGAGAGCCAAGTTACTTTGGCTAATCAGGCTAAGTCAAATGGTGCTACAGATGAAATGATTTCTGCTGCGCTTGACTCCGGTCATACGGGGCTTATGGACCTAAGCAAAAACCTTCAGGACTTAAAGGTAGAGCTAGGATCTGGCTGGTCACCTGAGGCTGCAAAGACTGCATATGAATTACCTGAGGGGTATGTGGTTCCAGAGGGTGACTTGGCTACACGTGTTGCTCTAGCCTATGGCTTACCTGCACCTAGCCTTGGTTCTACTGTAGCACCGGAAGCTTCTTGGTTTGACAGGGGCATGGGTCGTGGTGCTAAGGATCGTGTACGTGCTAACCTAGACGCAGAGAGTTTCATGGATGGCTACTCTGTTATGGATATTAATGAAGCAGCAGCACAGCAGGACTACCAGAGCCTGACTAAGGGTGCATTCGTTAACTTCACAATGCCTAAAGTATTCTCTGTAGATGACTACTCATCTGAGTCAGCGGTGTTGGATAGGATAGTTACAAATGCACAAGAGGACCAAGTATATGTTGCTATGGAAACTGAGATTACCACACTTTCGTCAAAAGACTATGCCTCGGATGCAGATCCTGCATACATTGCACAACAGGCTAAAATTTCTGAGTTAAGAAAGAAACAGCGTGCTTATACTGCATCAAAAGTTGCTCAAGAGGCCCTAAGACGCCACGGTGCTTTCACAGGTGGGGGTTACTTTGAGCAGATGCAGGGTATCGTTGATGGCTATTTGGGTGGAACAGGTTCCTTCGCAAAACTCCTAAATATGGACCCAGACGAAACTCTATCGCCTATGCTTGACGTTAACGGCAACCTAGTTACAGTCCCAGGTGATACTGAAGTTAATACTGAAGATGCTGCTGAAGTTAGTGCTGATGAGAGGAAACCTGTAAAATTCTCTGAGGGCTTTAATGGCAAGCCTTGGGATACACTTATCGATAATGGATTTGAATTGTCTGATATATCTAGTGGTAAATTTACGATATCAGGGCAAGACTTTACTGATGTACACACTTTTGTATTTAATGATAAAGGTGAAGTGGTAGCAGGGTCATTTGTAGATAGTTTAACAGGTGAAACAATTGAAATGGATGCTGATACTATTGAACACGCATTTAACTACTTGAATACTATTAAGCCTGTATCAGCCGGACCAAGGGTCTTACTGGATAACTCAGGCATAGAAAACCTTAGTGAGCTTGCAGCGGATCAAACAATTGACCCCAACCTTATAACCAGAGACATGACAGCTGGCCTTAGCCGCTATGATCTTAGTAAGCTTGGCCTGAAATACTCAGCATTGGGTAAGCTCTTTGAAAACCTACCAGACCAAGATACTGTGGATCAGCGTATTGAACAGCTAACCATTAAAGAAGAGGCTGCTAATAACCCTGAACAGTGGTATAAAGTAACTCTTCCCGGCAAACTTCCAGGCCGCAGGGAGCGTAAGGTAAAGGGTGCTGACTTAATTCATGTACCTGATGGTGCACTACTTAACATGAACTACAACACGCCTCTTGCTCGTTTAGACTTTGATGAGGATTTACCTAAAGCCACTTGGACAGTTCGCGATATTAAGAAGGCGTATCCTAACTACAATGCTGAACCCGGCCTGACTATAACACAAGAGGAAGGCCCTATGAGACCACAGGAACGGCCTGAAGGTCTAATGTCACAGCCACCTTCACCAGAGATTGCTCCTACAGAAGATAACCCTGTAATAGAGGCAATACAAGCCACGCAGGGAGCAGAGAAACTACTCAAAGATCATGGTAGGACCATAATTGAGTTCTTGTATGATGAAGGGTTTGATGGAACAGAGTCTACAGAAGAGTTTAAGGCTTCGGTGGCTGCTTGGTTTGATGAAAACTCAGCTAACCCAGACTTAATGAACCTTGGTCTATTGCCTGAAGATATGGGTGCTGTAGTCTTTGGTGTTAAGCAATTCATCTCAGAAAACCCACCAGCATAGAGTATTGGAATTAAAGCTATGGCTAAGAAAATAACACTGGAAGAGTACCAGAAACGCTTTAATCTTACGGTTGCAAAGCCTGAGTCACCTATCCTAGATACACCAACTGTTGCTGATACTGCAAAAGCACCTGTGGCAAATCGCACTATAGGACTTGAAGAGTACAAGAAGCGTCTGGGGCGTAAGGGTAGAACAGTTGAGGAAGATGAAGAGGACTACTACCCATTTGATAAGTCTGATACACTAAAGAAGGATGACCTTAAAAAGGGTAGGGCAGCTAAAGATATCCGTAACCATATGAAGGACCGCTTTGGTGTGGACTACAATGAGGGCGAAGGTAAGTCTGACAGTGAAGTAGTAGAAGAATTTGTTGACTCAATGCGCTGGATGAATAGTAATACTGTGTCTGTAGCGGGTGCAGTACGCTTTATTACAGATGCTGATGAAGAGACTAAAGCACGTGCAGGTAAAGCATATGAGTTGTACGATCAGCTTGGTAACGTGTTTGTTAATGATGGCGTAGCTGGTGCTGTTGATGGTATTAAGGACTACCTCTTCGCTTCTGCAGCTGACCCTACTAACTACTTGGGTTTACTTACAGGTGGTGTAGCTAAAGCATCTGGAGTTGGCCTTACGCAGGCGGGTCGTATGGCAGTTAAACGTGCTGCTGTAGAGGCTGGTAAGAAGGCAACTGCAACAGGCGTGACTAAAGCGGGTGCTAAGAAAGCAGCCACTGATATGTATAAGAGTGCGTCTAAGCGCATGGCTACAGAGGGTGTAACTAGAGCAGAGTCTAAAGCTCTACGCCGTGCTGCAGCTAAGAAAGAGTATGACATCTTCATGGAGAATGCTAAGCGTAAAGCACGGCGTGACTCTGTAAAGCTTGCATCAGTTAAGGATGGTAAGAAGATCCTAGCAGCTACTACTGCAGCTGACGCTATGTTTGCTGTTGTGCATGACTACCAACTACAAAGCACACTAATGGAAGCTGGTGCACAAGAAGAGTACAGCGTTCTGCAGACAGGCTTTAGCTCACTCTTTGGTAGTGTAGCAGGCCTTACTCAGCTGGGCTTTGGTAAGCTTGCTGGTGGTTCAGGCCTCTCTGATGCAGTTATTGATCTTAAGATAGGCGGCAAGCGCACAGAGGAAGCTAAGAAGCTTGACATACAAGCTAAGACTATGGGCGCTAAGAGTAAGCCTATCAACATAGAGATGGATGAGAAGGTAGCTAAAGAAGCTGCTGATGAGATCCTTAAATACTCAAGCCTATGGCGTAACAGGGTAGAGCAAGGCATAAGCCAGTTTGATGATGTACCCACATCTGTGTCATTCCTTAGGGGTGTTATGCTTGGTGATGATGGCAAGGGCGGCTTAGCTAAACTGTTTAAAGACCAAGGAGTACCCCTACCAAAGGATGTACCTGTATCTGCTGTTATGACTGATGTTGTATCTAAGTTGCCACAGGAAACACTTGAAGCTATCAACGCTAACCTTAAGGTATCTGGTATCACACTAGGCCAAACAACTGAGATGGCACAGAACCTACAAAGCCTACTTGCTGTAGAAGTAAGTAAGGGTGGTAAGGTATTGAATGTAATGTCTCAGGTAAGTAAAGTGCTTGATGGTGGTATACTCTATGGTCACGAGATCATTGATGGTCAGATGAAAGCAATTAAAAACTTGGAAGTAGAAGCTGCTGCAGCTAAACGCGCCAAGTATGGTCAGTATGGTCAGAACGTATGGCGCAGGTTGCTAGTGTCATCACCAGCCACTACTGCTGTAAACGTCATGGGCTTTGGTCAGTTTGCTGTAGGACAGTCTCTTGCAGATATATTTTCCGGTACAACTAATACTCTCTGGGGGTTAGCTCAGGGCGGAACTATGACCAAGGGTGGTCGTGAGTCTCTGCGTATTGGTAAAGTATACCGTCAGATGCAGACACAAAAGATCCGTAACCTTATGGACCCCTACACTACGCATGATGCGTACATGGCATTCCTAGCACAGAACAAAGACGTAAGAAAAATTATGTTTGAGAGCTTTACTGGTGGTGTTGCTCGTAGCGGTGAACGCCACGGCATTAACCCTAATGCTAAATGGTTCCAGCGCACTGAGACTACTGTTGATGCCATGAACCGTCTGACAGGTGTTAAGATCCAAGACACGTTCACTAAGTCACAGATGTTTATTGGTGAGATGGATAAACACATCCGCCTTAAAAATCCAGGTGAGACACTAGAGAGTATTCTTAAGTCCGGTAAGCTAGACGCTATTGATAATGACGTTATTGGTTACTCTCTGGACACAACTCTTAAGTCTGTGTTCGCTAAGGACTACACAACAGATGATCAACTACTAGCAAGTGTAGCTAAGGGCATTGAAGGTATATCTAATATGCCTCTTATTGGTACTATACTTCCGTTTGGACGCTTCTTCAACAACACCCTAGCTACTGCATACCAGTGGAGCGTTGGTGGTGGTGTACAAATGGCTAGTGCTATGTACAAGAAGTCTATCAAGGGTGTGCCTATACCTGCAAATACTACAGAGGCTTTTGCTCGTAGCGTTGTAGGTATGACTGCCCTGCGTTTGGCTATGGAGTATGACAATGATCGTTTGGAGAAGGGCCTAGCCCATGACATGATCGACATTGGTGGTGGTCAGACATGGAAAGCGCAGAACTTATTTCCTGCTTCACTCTGGTTGGCAGTAGGCCGTGCTGCTAACCTGTCACGCAAAGGTGAGATGGTTCCTAATGAACTAATGGTTGATATTGGTAATCAACTTGCTGTAGGGCAATTCGCTAAAGACATTCAATTTGGTAATGATATGTATAATGTATTTGATACCATCTTTAATGGAGAAGAGGGTGATGGCTCAAGGCAGATGACCTTTGATGCTCTGTACAAACAGGGTGGTAACATCCTTGCGGGTGTCACACGTCCACTTGATGCAGTTAATAAGATGGTTGGCTTCATCAACAACACAGATGCTGCACGTGATTCACGTCTGGTAGAAGGTACTGACATTGCTTTGCTGGGTGCTTCAAAGTACATAGATAACATTGTTGAGATCTTCACAGATAAGCTTGATGGCATTACAGGAGAAGAGCTAAGAGTAGCAACTCGTAATGGCTCAGTTAAGAACCCTAACCCTATACTACAGGCGCTAGGTGTCACCGTACTACCCTCCCGTACAGCCACAGAGAAGGCGTTCAGCATGGCAGAGATGCATCCTTGGACTGCGGGTGAGCGCAGCCAGATTGCTGAGTACGATAAAGTGTTTAACTCTTTAATCCAGCCAATGTTTGAGGATAGGTATGCTAAGCTTATAGAACAGCCTTCATTTAAAAAGGGAAGTATAGCAGATAGACGCCAAGCACTTAAGGGGTGGAAAACCCACCTATCAGGTGAACTTAGAGCATACCTACAAAACAGTACAGAGTATGGTCTGCTTGCTGTACAGCGTAAGGCTGTTGGTCATGGCAGTAAGGAAGAGAAGAACCTAGCCATGAAATACATGCGAGAAGATCTTGGTTACTCTGGTGAAGGCCCAAGAGATATGAACTGGGAAGAGTTACAAACGTACTTAGACGTTATAGACTACTTTAAAGGCCAGAAGAAAGTTAAAACAAAGATCAAGTAAAGCAAGAGGGGCCACACTAAGCGGCCCCTTTTTGTTATCGTATACCATGTTTCTTGGCACAATGTTTAGACCAAAGAAAGAAGGCAGTTAAGTGCTCTAATGCCTTTTCTTTTTCTTCGCTAGGCCAGAGTTGCTTGTTAATAAAGCGTTCAATCTCTTCTGTATTCCTAGACAACTCTTCGTAGAACTTAATGCGTGTGCCTTCTACGTGCGCCTTAGCTTCCTGTTCTAACTTCATTAGATACTTCTCTCTGACTCAAATATGTATAGACTCTTTATGATAGTAGCCTTTGTTTCTTCACAGACAGAAGAACTCTTACGCAAGTTCTCCTCTGCAGGTATAACCTGTAAGTTACCACTCCAGTGTGGCCCACCATCACTGAGAGGCCACATATGATCTACGTGATGTTGCAATCCTGTGGCTTTACTTAGTATGTTACGCAGCTTGTATGTCTTTACTAAGCGCTGCTTCTCTTGAGGGCAGTCACGTAGGTGTATAGGTATCTGTTTTAGTTTTATGGCTCTGTTTTTGGCAGCTTTAGTTGATAGCTGCGCCCTATTAGCTTCGCAGTAGGTTACCATATAAGCCTTATGGTAAGCGGCTACCTTTTCCCTATTAGCCTCTACGTATGCTTTTTGCTTGGCATAATGCGCGACACTATTAGCTTGGTAGTAAGATTTTTTATAAGCGGTTATTTTCTCTTTGTTAGCTTCATAGTAAGCTTTGTCTGTTGCAGCCTTCTGATCCTTGTTAGCCTCTGCGTATGCTTTTTGCTTGGCAAGAAGCGTATCTTTATTAGTTTCGTAGTAAGCTTTTTTCTTGGCACGTAGCTTCTCTTTGTTAGCATCTCTGTAAGCTCTATCAGTTGCAGCCTTTTTTTCCTTATTAGCTTCTCGCCAAGATTTACTATAGGCTTTTTGCTTTTCCTTAGTCCAAGCCATCACAACCCCTCCTTCATAAACACCTTGACCCACTCTGCACAGATACCACTACGCACAATGTCATCAATACCAAACTCAACTACTGGTGCATCTAGCATGTACTTCTTAGAGAGATGTATGACCTTAGCTAGACCAGACGTACCCTTAAGATCTGACTGTTGGATATCACCATTGAGTACAATAGTACTGCCTTCGCCTACCCTAGTCAACAGCATCTTGATCTCACTGATCTCAATGTTCTGCGCTTCATCTACGATAATGAATGCATCATCAAAGCTACGCCCACGCATGAGCGCCAGTGTTGCTACTTCAATGTTACCTGCCTTCAGTCCTGTATCAACAGCACCTCGC